CCCAAGGTGGAATCTATGGTTTGAGCTAAAAGAGCATCAAATTGCTCCATAATCGAAAAAAATCCCCCAAAAGGAGTGAGTTTCTCAGATTTTATTTGTACTTTTGCCATGTCATTCAGAATTTTGCTTGTTCTTATTTTGCAACACTAAGATAAGTGAAATTTCTGACATGGCAAAATCCTGAGCAACTTATTGTTGCACAGGCGCTTATAAAAAACATCAAATTATAGTGTTGCGGAAATTAGGTTTATGATACATATCTTAATTATTGATGACGAAGACCCTATACGTAACCTGCTGGCTCGAATGGTTGAATTAGAAGGTTACCAGGCCTCGAAAGCCGCAGATTGCCGTTCTGCTTTGAAAATGCTGAATACTCAACATTTTGAAGTGGTACTTTGTGACGTTTTCCTACCGGATGGAAACGGAGTGAACTTCATTTTCGACATTCACAGAATTCAACCGGATGCAGCTGTTATCTTACTTACCGCGCATGGAAACATTCCAGATGGTGTACAAGCCATTAAAAATGGAGCATTTGATTATATTACGAAAGGAGATGATAACCGTAAGATTATTCCTACCATCAGCCGTGCCATAGAAGAGAGTGAAAAGAAAAAAGGAAAGAATGACGCTCCTCTAACATATTCTTTTCAGTCTATCATCGGCCAGTCAGAGTGTTTGCAACAAGCAATCAGTCTGGCTCAAAAAGTAGCCAAGACCGATGTCCCGATTTTACTGACCGGAGAGACTGGAACAGGCAAGGAAGTGTTTGCCCATGCCATTCATACAGCCAGCGCCCGATCACAGTATCCTATCGTGGAAATTAACTGTTCGGCTTTCAGTAAGGATTTGTTGGAAAGTGAATTGTTTGGTTACAAGGCTGGCGCCTTTACCGGTGCAGTTAAGGATAAGAAGGGATTATTTGAAATCGCCAATCATGGTACCATATTCTTGGACGAAATTGGAGAGATGGCCTTTGATTTGCAAGCCCGTCTGCTGCGCGTTTTAGAAACAGGAGAATACATCAAAATCGGAGACACGAAGCGAACCCAAGTAGATGTACGCATCATCTCAGCTACTAACCGTCATTTAAAGGAAGAGATAGAGAAAGGAGGATTCCGGGAAGACCTTTTTTACCGTCTGTCAGTCTTTCAAATTCACCTGCCGGCTCTTCGGGAGAGAAAAGAAGACATTGAGAGTTTAGCCCGCATGTTTCTGCAGCGTTATGCTGCTAAGTTCAACAAACACATTGAAGATATAGATCCGGATGCCTTGCTTACCCTTCGGCAGGCAGAATGGAAAGGCAATGTGCGCGAATTGCGCAATGTCATTGAAAGAAGTGTCATCATCTGCGACAACCGGATAACCTTGGAAGACCTTCCCATTGAACTTCAGCATCATCCATGCTCACGCAGTGACGATAAGGGGGATGAGTTTGAATTGGCAGCTATTGAACGAAAGCATATTCTCAAAGTGCTCCAACATACCCATGGGAACAAGACAGAAACAGCTCGTCTACTGAAAATCGGTCTTGCCACTTTATACCGAAAAATAGACTCTTACGGCATTCAATAACATAAAACATCCGGTTTTTTATTTTACAATGCACCCGCGTAACTGCCTGATAATCAACTAGAGCTTTTCTGAAAATTACATATTAAACACCGAGAATGCACCGAGTTGCGCGCCAAACAAAACGCTGATAATCAAATGTTTGTGTGGACTGTATAAAACAAATGTTTGATAAAAGCGCTGCTTTTTCGCGCAAAACGGTGCATAAAAACTCGTTAAAATGCTATTGCTCCAGCATCTTTTTCGTAAGTCTGTCGATGGTCTGCTGTTGACTCTCGATAGTCTTGTTCTGGCGCTCGACGATCTTCAGCAGATTGGCTTGATTACCCTTCGAGAGCTCTTCGCCCAGAAGGAGATAATTAGCATCAACCCAATCAACGGCATTAATGATTCTCAGCATGATATCGTAACCAGGAGCGTTTCTTCCTGATACGATATTCTTGATTGTCGTCCAAGGTACACCGATCTTCTTAGCAAAAGTCGCAATGGTGTGACCTTCTCTCTCGATGATGCCATTGATGCGATCACCGATAGTTTCTGTTGTTACTGTAGTTTCTTCTGTACACATAATTATATCTAATTTCAAACAAATTCACTCAAAATACTGAAAAAAATACAAAATAATCAGCGAAATGTTTGGTTATATCACCGAAATATTGTACCTTCGCAGCGTACGAATGGTTCGTACGGTGCAAATATACAAAAAATATCGCACATAATGCTAATTTCAAACAAAAATTTAGTAAAATGGGTTTTAGTGAGTACATGAAAAGTCTCCCTTATCCGCGGGCCAAGGCCGTGGAGGAGATAGCTAGCTTATGCAAAGTGTCTAATAGTTCCGTCTATAGATGGATACAGGGCAAGTCCAAGCCGAACGCTCTATGCAGAGGTCTTGTCTCTGGATATCTTGGTATGCAGGAGAGCGAACTTTTTCCTAATTGTCAATAGTATGGAGTCGATAGAGTTTTACAATACCCCAGAAGGCGATGTCATGTACAAGCCGATTGGGAAGCCGGTGCAAGAGCTTACGCCGGAGAGTAGAGATATTATAGAGGAGATGCTTGATGTTATCAAGAACAGATATCCTCAGGCCTTCAAAGCTCTCTGCGAGCTATATACTGCAAGCGAAATGAATCGCAAGGTTTACGAGTTTAATATTGTTTCCAGGTTCTGCAGATGCAACTTTGGTGAGTATGACGCTCATACTCCAGATATAGATGCAGACGGATTCTTCCATTTCGAAGAGGTTAAATGCCCTCTTCGCGGTGAGTGCAGAATGGAAGGTGCTATCTGCAAGCCGAAGCTGGATTCAAAGCTGACAGATCGGGAGCTGCAGATCATCGAACTTATCTCCAAGGGATTCAGAGCACAAGAGATTGCAGACAGACTATGCATCTCTGTAAAGACAGTGCAGCGCCACCGAGAGAATATCAAGGCTAAACTGCAGATGCGTTCTCTGGCCCAAGTCTCTGCTTATTACCACGAACACATCAAAAATAAATAGCGATGCCACCTCTGGAATGCATGAAATGCGTGGATGGCAGAGCCTGCGTCAATGGCAGATTCTGCCTGCCGCAGAAAAGATATGTTGAATACGTCAATAAACCTATCTGCAAAAATGAGCAATAAAAAATGGAACAAGAAAGAAGCGGCTTACCTGATTGACAACTATGGCAAGATGAGCCTTGAGGAGTTGTCTGCCAATCTCGGCCGTTCCGTCATGGCTGTGCGTCTCTATGCGCTTCGTCATAGATTGGACGACAAACATCAGGTAGTAAAAGAAAACCGACTGAAGAAGCTGCTGGAATATCGTTTCCGTCATCTCGAAGACTTTCATCCGAGCAAGTTCTTCTTCCGGGAGACCGGAATTAATCAGGTGAGATATTGGGATCTGTTCTTCGGGCGGAAGCCAATCAATCCGGAGGAATACAAGGCTGTTGCCGAATATTTCAATATTACGATCTCGGAGGCATTCGATTCCCTTCAGCTTAATCTTTTCGAACAATAAATATGTGAGATATGAAAATCGACTCAAACTTCATCGAGAACGTCAAGAGTAAATTGGATATTGTTGACGTAATCGGTTCATATATCACCCTCACGAAGGCTGGCATCAATTACAAGGGCATTTGCCCGTTCCACAATGATAGCCATCCTTCCATGATGGTGAGCAAGACGAGGCAAACCTATCATTGCTTCGTCTGCGGAGAACATGGAGATGTCCTGGACTTCCTGAAGAAGTACAATCAGATCACATTTCCTGAAGCTCTGCGAATGGCCTGCAAGCTTGCAGATGTAGAATTCCCCGAGCAGGAGGCAACTCCCGAAGAGAACGCTGCATATAAACTTCTGGAATCTCGCCGCATAGCTATTGCTGCGGCTGCCAAATTCTATCAGGGGAACCTATCCCAGGCAGAAAGCTTCCTCAAGCGTCGTGGCTATGACTATACTGACAAGACGCTTGCGGAATATGGTGTTGGATACGCACCTGTTGGCAATGTAGCAATGAAGCACCTTACGGAGAACGGATATAATCTCCAGGTTCTCACAGACGTTGGGGTATTAGGCAAGTCTCAAGATGGGAGAAGCTATGATTTCTTCCGTGATCGCGTCATGTTTCCGTTCTACGATGTATCAGGAAGAATTGTTGCGTTTTCCGGAAGAATCGTCACTCCGAATGATAATGCCGGAAAGTATGTCAACACTGGGGAGACTCCTATTTTCAGAAAAGGTCAGCACATTTTCGGACTCTACCAGGCTAAAAGAGCAATCGCCAAAGAAGGATTTGCTTATCTTGTCGAGGGGCAATTTGATGTTATTACCCTCCATAAATATGGGGTAGAGAATGTCGTCGGCGGCTCCGGAACCGCATTTACAGACGACCAGGTAAGGCTTATCATGCGCTTCACCCAGTCTGTAGTCATGATATATGATGCTGATGATGCAGGTATGAAGGCTGCTGTCAAGAACTGCGAGCTGTTGCTGAAGGCTGGTGCAAGTGTCAAGTGCATCCGCTTGCCAAAAGGGTACGACCCAGACAGCTATGGCCAGCTCTGCAAGGAAGAAACAAAAAAGAAGCTATCTGAAGCTATCGATACCTTCCCGAAGGCAATGAAAAGAATGCTGGTTCCTCGTGGTTGCAAGGATGAAGCAGTCATTGCTGCAGCAATGAATACAATCTCCAATCTCATAGCCTGCGTACAGGATGCAGGGCTCCGTCTCGAGTACATGAAGACTATGGCCAGAGACTTCGATACGAAAATGACCATCCTGGAGGATAAGGTAAGAGATATCCGCCGTAATGTAGATAGTGTCAAGAAGGAAAACCTGCAGCATGGCATCTTTGGCATTGATAGCTTAAAGGAGAATCTGAGAAACAACGAGCCTGCTGTAGTAACCTCATCGATAGATACGTTCATGGAATCATACGGAGATAATCCTATCGTGTATGTTGCCGGCACGCCATCCTCGACTGATATCGAGAACCTCAGACGTATCTGCTGTTATTTCGTCACCACCGAAGAGGGATGCAGTATCAATACCACTACAGGAGAGGATAGCGCCTATATGGCAACACTCGCAGAGATGTATAAGGCAGGTATCTCTCAGATAAGAGTCATGCACGAGGATAAGGTGGAATCCTTCATCGATTTCTATATCCGCATACATGGAGAGCTGCTGTCTGGATTCCTAGGCGACAAGGTCCCGATCATTACCAGATGTATCGAGCTGACCAGCTATGCGGAGGAAACTGTGATAACTGTCAACAAAAACCATTACTGCAGTAAATTAGGGCTATCCAAGGGCCAGTTCGACGAGATCCGTAAGCCGTTCGTCAACAAGCGCAAAAATGTAATGAAGGCGAATGCCCTGAAGGATGATCTCTACGATGATGACTTTGACGGTGATGAAGTTCCCAGTTATGTCAAGGAGGGAGAGTACGCACAGATGTTTCGCGAGTGCAAGTATTATCCTCGCCTTAATAAGCAGGGAATACCGGTCTGCTATATGTTCCAGAATAAGAACGGGCGTGGATTCTCTCAGGTTGCAGATTTCTATATGGTTCCTCTGCTCCATATCTTCAACGAGGACTTTGAGCAGAACAAGCGAGTGCTGAAGGTGAACCGTCGTTACTTCGACAAGCCATTATATATCGAGGTGCTGTCAAGTTCCCTGAAGAAGATGAGTACTATCGAGGACGTTCTTATCAACTATGAAGGTGTGAACTTCACGGACGGAGAAGAATGGCAGTGGAGACGTATCAAGGAATATATGAGCCGCCATTTTGTTCAGTGCCGGGAGATCCAGGTATATGGCAACCAGCAGTCGGAGGGAATGAGCCGGAAGACTGATGAGCAGTTTTTCGCTTTTGCCAATGGAATTGCCCACGAAGACAAGGATGGGAAATATGTATTCGAGAAGGTTAATGAGCTGGGCGTTGTCACCCACAATCACATGAATTATTATCTTCCTGCGTTTTCAACCATTTACGCCGGATCCGGGCGTCAGTCAGACAAGTACGAGCTGATATCTCAGCTGACATACGATGATATTCCTGCTGACAAGCAGGTCAGTTTCGAGAAATGGGCATCCTTGATGGATAAGGTCTATAAGATTAATGATAACGGCAAATGGGCTATCGTTTTTGCATTGATGTGTGCCTTCAGAAGTAACATACACTGCCTGGATCGACTCTTCACAGCCCCTTTTTTTATGGGTCCGATGTCTTCAGGTAAGACCCAGATCGCAATATCTATCCGCTCTCTCTTCATCAGCCCTACCATCCCGATATTCAACCTTAATACAGGTACGGATGCGGCCATGAGCACGATGATGGGTACATTCCGTGATGTTCCGGTTGTTCTCGACGAGTACAATAACAAGGATATCTCGGATACCAAGTTCCAGGCGCTGAAGGGTATCGTATATGATGGTGATGGTAAGCAGAAGCGCCGTGGAACCTCGGGAAGAGATATCGAAAACGACAAAGTATTTGCACCTGTAGTCATCTGTGGCCAGGAGACCCCTCAGCGAGATGATAATGCTCTTATGAGCCGAGTCATCATCTGCGAGGTTCCGAAGCCTAAGAACAGAACACCAGAAGAGACGAAACTGTTTGAGGAGCTGAAGAATATAGAGAAAAATATCGGTCTGTCTAACGTATTACTGAAGGTATTGTCGCTTCGCCCTGCCGTGATGGATCATTTCAGATCGCTCAAACAGGAAGCCTACAGTGAACTGAAGAGTGACGTAATCAATTCTGGTGAGATGGACCGACTGATGAAGACTGCTTCCTTATTCCTGGGAATGGTGAAACTGGTGGAGCGATATTCGGACCTGAAGCTTCCGTTTACATACGAGGCGTTCTTCGCCCTGGTGCAGGAGAAAATTAAGTTCCAGTTATCTCTGATCCGAAGTACAGACAAGCTCGCTATGTTCTTCAACGCAGTCAACAACATGATCGATACCAAACAGGTGCTCGTTGGCCGAGAAATGCTCATCGAGCAGCCTAAGAGTGTTACGGGTAAGGATTCTCACGGAGACAAGAAAACGTTCGCTTTCGAGCCTGGTACACATGTTCTGTTCATCCGTCTCAGCAGCGTGTACTCCATATACGACAGAAGTGGATACAACAGTGAGAACACAACGCTATCTACCCTGGAGCAGAACCTTCGTTCACATCCATCATATATTGGAACCGTACCGTCACGCCGCTTTTCCTGGGAGGAGACCGTTGAAGTTGCCAAGCTGGATGATCAGGAGACGATGGTGAGAGTCCGCAAGGAACGTTCTACATCCACCAGTGCTATTATCATCGACTATGATAAGTTTGTGGAGATGTACAACATCGACTTCAGGCGAGGAGATATCCCTGCCGAGAATGCCCCTCAGAGCGCTCCAGAAGCGAATGGGGAGTCTAATACTGATATTAATTCCCAGGAATACAAGCCTGGCTGCATTCCGTTTGACGAGACTGATGCAGGAAAGATGGGAGGGAAGCCGTTCTAGAAGGACGGCTTTTCATACCTTATAATAGGTATATAATACCCCAATTTAACGATACAAAGATACAAAAAAATATTCGAGAAAACCAAGCGAAAAAGCATTTATTTTGAGTTGATTTCGCATATTTCTGCCCACGCAAACCCGGGAGGGTGAGCGTGGGCATTTTTCTTACATACGCGAGGTTTCCAGATGCGAAAAATCCCCCGTACCCCCTAATTTTACAAAAATAACCGGGAAAAGCGATGTTTTGAAAATGTTTTTTAGAAAAACACCTTCCTACAATCCTACAATCCTACAAATGCATTTCTTTTCAGACTGTTATTATCTATTATATATCTTATTATCAGTTAGTTAGGTTGTTTTTGCGGTTTTATAGGATTTGTAGGAAATGGTGTAGGATTGTAGGATGTTGTAGGAAATAAGGATTGTTTACATTTTGCCGTTTCCTACATTTTCTTCCTACAAAATACCCCTATTTGTAGGATTGTAGGACGTGTAGGACGCGAAAAAATGAGTGCGTAGGTCGAAAAAATGTTTGGTAAAATTTGCTTAACTCGCTGATTTTTAGTATCTTTGCATTATCGTACCTGCGATTTGTAGGATTGTAGGACGGTAGGACGCAAAAATAAGCAAAAACAATATGGAAAGAAAAAAACGTCTCACGAAACGAATTGCTTCAGTCAGAATCGAGCCATATCTGGCAGAGTACATTCAAAAAAAGCTGGAAATTGAGCCCGAAACGGGCGGAGTAAAGATACCTTACACCACGGATTTGTATTACGTGGTGTGGAATCTCATGGCCAAGCCGGATGCGAACAGCGTTGGCCAAGAAGACTGTAACCTCACCATCTATCTTCCTTCCCGCCGCTCCTGTATGGATGGTCATCCGGGTAAGGATCCTGCCTATTACAACTATCTGTCGCAGCGGGCAGCCAAGAAGATAGAGGAACACATCCGTCTGCTTTTCAACTTCGAGTTCCACCGCATCATGCTGGAGAACGAGGAACTTGGAAGGCCGAAGCGCAACCAGGATGTCGTGGAAGAGTTCATCAGAACGTATCATCTGAAGTCGATATCATCGGATGCGCTTCTGAAGAACTTTTATCGCTACCGACAGCGTCTCTGCCCTAAAATTCCGCGAAAATACCAAAAAAAACGCGGTGTTTAATTATTTTTAATACATACCGAGTATAAAATATTGTCACCCAAAAATTAGCAATAATCACTCTAAAAATACGCATTATGGTAGAATTTTCTTGTCTTGTGGGTGTCTCCCTCGTCGGGAGTCCCGAAAAGTGGGATATATTTATGGCAGATCCCTTCACTTTTGAACCAGCCATGACCGAGGAGAACGGTGGCGTGTATTGGGATTGCAGCAAGACTTTCGTGGTCGATTTGCCCGATAATGATATGATTAATGAGCTTAGGGTTGCTCGCAACGCTATTGTCTCCCTCTCAGACGTTAGCCATGCAGGTGGCTCGCAGGATCCTGTGGAATATAAAATAGGTACGGAAGATCTTCCGGCGAGGGTGCAGCTCGTGAAGCATCTCAACAAGGCGAAACTGATAGTTAATTGCAAAATGCTCCGCAACCCGCTTGGGTAAGGTCTTTTCTATACCTATTATAATAATGTACCTTTGTAGAAAACTTATATCAAGATGGACGAAATACAGACCCTTCTGCTCTCCACGCATCCGCTATGGATCACGGAAGATGCCTACCGTCGGCTGATGGTGGCAGCTTTCCCGCTATATAGTAACGTGGCTAGCATCGAACATAAGAGAGCCGAGCAGGCAATAACCATAGCCGAGGTTCGGGAATATCTCAAGACTCATACATTCTATCAGTATGAGACTCATAAAGCCCTGGAAGTGCTATCCTCCAAGGCTGCCCAGAGTGAAGAGACCAAGGAGGTGCAGCTTACCGACGAATATGATTCTCCTTCACTGAATGAAGGATCTATCGCCTATCACCGTATATTTGGTGTCGTGTCAGCAGATAGCTACTGGTACTTCTCTTCCAGACAGCTGGAGCAGGATATCATAGCTGCAGAAAATAATCCTCAGATATCTGCCCACCTGCTTCATATCAACTCTCCTGGAGGAGAAGCCTGGTACATGGACCGTCTGAGTGAGACTTTGCGCAATGCCAAGAAACCGATTCTCGCCATCTACGAGGAATATTGCGCATCGGCAGCCTATTATATCGGCTGTCATGGCCAGAAGCTCTATGCAACGACCAGCCACGACTTCGTAGGCTGCATCGGTACAATGTGTTCCTTCTGGAACTTCGAGCCTTACTTCGAGAAGCTGGGATTGAAGAAGATTACCGCCAAGGCTACCAATTCGACCAGAAAGAATAAGGTCTTCGAGGATCTGAAGGATGGCAAGACAGAAGAGTACATCAAGAATGTGCTCGATCCGATGAACGAGCAGTTCCTGGCAGAAGTCAAGGCCATGCGCCCTAAACTATCTGAACTCGGCGACGATGCTCCGGTTCTTCAGGGCGAGAGTTTCTATACGGATCCTGCCGAGGAAGTCGGACTCATCGATGGCAAGCGAACCTTACTCGAGGCTATTGCCGAGGTTGCCCAGATGGGAGATGCTTATATGGGAACCCAGGACCTGTATGGATTCTGTTAATACTTAGATAAGAATTTTGTTTGTTTCTATTGTTGTTTTAATATTTAGTTAATTTGTTTATATGAATTTCAAAGCAAGACTTAACAAAGTTCTCGAGAAGCTTGGCTTCGTCAAGAAGTTCGAGAACAAGAGCCTGACTTCAGAGGAGTACAAGGCTCTTTGCGAGGAATACCAGAAGGAGTACCAGAGTACTCTCGTCGATGACCTTGCAGCCGAGAACAGTGCAGCCGAAGAGGCAGAGCATCAGCAGCAGATCAACTCCCTCTACGCTATCGTATCCAAGGCCAACAATGCCGCTGGTGATGATGGCGACAATGATGATGAGGGCAAGGATTCTGATGCTGGCAAAAAGAACGAGAACAGCCAGCAGCCTGCCGGTGCTCCTCAGAACGTAAGTTACGAGCAGCTCACCAAGGCTGTGTCTGGTCTCGCAGAGAACGTGATGAAGATGGCACAGGGTACTGCTCCTGACAAGCCTGCTGCCCACGTCACTGCTCCTTCTATTCCTATCAACGGCTTCGAGTCGAACAGCAACTATCTCTTCGGTGTCGAGCACTCTCTGTTTGACATGAAGAAGCGCTGGAACCAGATTACAGTCAATCCGGCACTTGCCTTAGCGTCTGAACCTGATGAGGAGAGCGATGGCAAGGCTTTCCGCAAGGAGTCTATGGCGTTCGCAAGAGCTCTTCAGCAGCGCTACAAGTATCATCAGAACCGCAATGAGCTTGGTGATGTCAAGGCGCTTGCTTCTGGCCAGTTCGCTACCAACTATGGCGGTGTAGATAATGCCGGCTTGGGAGATCAGTTTGTTATCCTCCGCCAGGATGCTCTTATAGCACGTATTCTGGAGCTTCGCAATCTTACCGAATACTTCCCAGTTCGCTATGGTGTGCAGGATCGCGATATTCTCTTCAATGCCTTCTTCGATGAGGTATCTCAGGGCTATCAGCCAGGTGAGATCTACAAGGGTGGCATGCAGCTCGAGAACGAGATGGGCTACGTGGATGACGCCATGATCAAGGTACAGTTCGGTCCGATGAAGGAGATTGAGCGCAAGTATATCGCTTACCTCAACAAGGAGGGTTCTGATCCTATCAAGTGGTCTATGATTGAATTCTGCCTGCTCAACCTTCTCAAGAAGGCTCAGGACGAGCAGAACCAGCGCCGTATGCGTGGTATCTATGTGAAGCCAGAGGACGGTCAGCCTTCCAGCTATCTCAATGCTGGTACTGGTATCTGGTACACCCTGCTTCGCTATATCCACGACTACAGCATCAAGCCATTTGCCAACAAGAGCTACAACACCTATACTTCAGCTAATATGTTGGATGCGGTCAAGGAGTTCATCACAGACGTCAAGACTCACCTTACTGAAGGTATGACGCTCGACAAGCACGTTCTCTACCTCAACGAGAACCACATCGACTGGTGGCTTGCCAACTGCCGCGAGACCTATGGTAAGGATCTCGACTTCACAGGCCCTGACGGCTACAAGAACCGTGTGCCAGACTCTACCATCCAGATTAAGTGGCTCCCATACGAGGGCAAGTCTTGCTGGATGTTCCTGGATATTCCTGGCAACCTCCAGTTCGTGGAGTATCTCCCAGGCGAGATGTTTGCCGTGAAGATGGAGGAACAGATGGAGATGGTTCGTGCGTGGAGCACTTGGAAGGAAGGATGCGGTGCAGCCTTCACTGGCCGAAAGTTCGAGACCAAGGCAGATATGGATGAGAACGATTACGAGTTCCAGCAGATCTTTACCAACCTGCCTGCTACAGTCATCGGTGCTGAGATTGACGGCGGAAGCGGCTTCTGGCACATCTCAGATGCCAATACCTCTGCTACAGCCATCACTGAGATCAAGAAGGCAAAGCAGGGTGTAGCTTACTGCATCGAGATTGGTGAGGACGATGCTACCCACGGTCTTACTATCGCCAAGAGCGGTAATTTTGCCAACATCACAGCCGAGTGGACTCCTAGCCAGCCAGGCGACTACATCATGGTTATCCTCGGTAAGGATAATAAATACCGTGAGCTTGAGCGCCGTATAGGTGGAAAGCGAACCGTCAACAAGGCAGTTCAGCCTAACGTTCCTGGTGGACGTTAATTCATAATATATTAGTATTTAGTGTTAATTCGTAGGTGGGGTACACCATGTACCCTGCCTACATTTTCAGAAAAAGATTATGAAGAAAAACAATATTCCAGTACGTCACCGTGCGTACAATCCCAACAAGGGATACAGTTATGTCCAGCACAAGGGCCGTCTTCTCTTCATGACGATCATGATGCTGCTTGGCATTGTCTCGCTCCTTCAGATGCTTGATAATCCAACATCATCCATGGGTATGGGTGGAGCCGGTGTCTCCATGGCTTCATTCGTAGCCCTTACCGCAATCGATGACGTAACCGACCGCGACACCCATGGTTCTGCTATCGCTTATCAGGTTGTGCTGGTTCCTACAACTCTCATCGATATGACCAAGGCGTTCCCGCAGCCGGATAAAGACCGAATGGTGAATGCGATGCCGTTTAAAACCGCAGCTGCAGATACGCTGAAGGCTTATCTCTTCGATGCCCACGACATTCCAACGTTCACCGCTACGACCGAGAAGGGAGACATCACAACTTCCGGCGAGAATAACCTGGTGATCATCATGGGCGGTACTCGTGTGGATCTCTACAACTTCATTGAGCAGTATGCCGGCGGTAAGTTCATCATCCTCTATAAGCACGTGAAGGATACCCAGTGGTATATCATCGGCGAGCCAGAGCGACCAATGATTCTCAACAACACCGAGACCAAGGACGACAAGGATGGCCGTTACACCACCTTCACCTTCAAGCGCACATCTGTCGATCTCCCTTGTCTCTATGCAGAGGATCCTCTTGGCGTGACTACTGATACGGTTAGCCGCTCAGCTGATACTTCTCAGCAGAAGGCTGTAACAGGCAAATAATTCTATTTCCCAAAATAATTTATCTTCTAAATTCTCAAAAGGTGTGTCGCCATCAAAAGGGTGGCGCACCTTTATTAATATATAATAAGGTATGTATAACAGAAGAGAAAAACTGCAGCTGTTCAATCAGCTGAGAGGAGAGGAACATGCCAAGGCAGACCTCTCGCTCCTTGATGACGAAAATCCACGCCATCCTAAGCTTACCCGTTTTGCCCGTGACCCTCAACGTTACGCTGATGAAATTCTCTATGCACTCCTTGATATCTGCGATGCAGACGAAATCGAGGATAACCGCAAATTCATTAAAGGCATGGAAGATGCTTCGAGTGAAACTTTAACGGGAGGGGTTGAGAAAGGCCCGGAGGGTTCAGGCAATACTTTAACGGATGAAACCGGGAAAGGTCCCGAGGATTCAAGTAAAGCTTTAACTGGTGAAGCCGAGAAAGACTCGGAGGGTTCAAGTGAAACTTTAACGAAGGAAGAAACTCCTGATATTCCTGAAGGCAAGGCGCCACCAGAAGAAACTGCTGAAGCTGCCGGGCAGGAGGAAGACGGAAAAAAAAAGTAGTCCAAAAGGAAGAGGAATATCCTAACATCGACTGGGACAACCTCTATAATGAGGACGTGCAGATGGCTACCGTCATCTACAACGACCGTATCAACACCTGGCGCAAGATGAAGAAACTCGACGAGGTTCTAGACAAGAAGCCAAAGGAGCGGGACGTGGCTGCCATGGCAGAACTCCGCATCAGGAACCTTCAGGCCTTCGAGGAGCTGAAGGCATACAACGATACAGGCAAGTTCCTCTATAAGCACCCGCTTCTGAGAGGCAAGTCTGAGTTCGACGAGCTCGTGAAGCTCTTCAGGAAGGACCCTGCCGAGTTTCTTCATAAGCATAAGAATGTGCTCGATAATATCAAGCGCTACAAGAGTTATATTAAAAGGAACGATCGCAAGGAAAAACGTGCCAGCGACCGTGAGAACCTCCAGCGCCATCAGGAGCGTGAACGCATGTTCAAGATGGTGATGGAACAATACTGTGACCAATCAGATGGATAAGAAGGAATTACGAAAGATATCAGAAACCTGCGTTCAGATGGTCAAAAACGGAGGAGTGTTAGAGCAAGCTCAGCTCAAGGCAGACGCCAAGATAGCTGAGCAGGCAGAAGCCGGAGACCTCGATGCCATCAAGCTTCTGAACGAGCGTATGCAGGACCGGGAGGAACTTAAACTGAGAAAGGAGTTGTTCGGCGTATGAAAAGTGAGATAGAAAAACTGGAAAGTGTACATCCGGATCTTATCACCACCTTCCTCACCACGGGCGATGGTGAAGGCATTCCGGAAGACGTGAAGACCTTCCTGAAGCAGTTGCAGTGGGCTGCCGAGATTTACGAGTATGAGCGCAACATTACCCGTGGAGCCCGCCAGCTCAAGCAGCGCATAGCCGCACAGCAGAAGATCTCCCTCGATGTGCGTACCTGCATGACCCGCATCAACCAGGCGATATCTTATTTCAATGTTGACTGCAACGTAAGCATCAAGGTCTGGGAGAACGATTTCGCCAACAAGTACGAAGACCTTGCCAAGCTCTGCTCAGCCAGTCGCGACTACAAGATGCAGAAGGCCTGTATGGACCAGGCACTGGAATGCCGCCGCCGTGCATCAGAGCAGGCTGAAGCCGACAGAGACCTCGGTGTGGTGTTCCTCATCACTCCGGAGATCACTCCTGAGGAGTTGGGTTTTCAGAAAAAGAGTCTCAAGGAGATTGCCGCCAAGCACAACCGCGGCTTCTATATTTCGCTCATCGATGGTTTGCCTATCGAGAGCTCAGAGAAGAAACGTCTGCTTCGTGATGCTGACATTCAGGAAGCGGAAATTGTGGAGGATTTAAGCGATGAGCCAACTGATATTGAATGATAATACCCTAGGGGAGTTCGAGCACTACTACATGAACCACATGCAGCTGCTTGCCAACATCATCGACCCCAACATGCTTTTTGCAGAGGTAGCCCGTGCCGGAGGAAAGACTGAAGGTGTGACGGGTCCTCGCCTGATACGTGTTGCCAATGACATGCCGGGAGAGTTATCTTTCCTGGTTCACAAGACCTACGTGGCGCTGATGACCAACGTCTGGCCTAACATCCAGGCATACTTCTCCCGCCAGGTTGTGGTGAACGGCCAGCAGCGCCCCATGCTCGAGTATGGCATCGATTACGTGGTAGGGGAGAGCACGCTGCCTTCCCACTTCCGCAAGCCGAGATACCCGATAGCTTATGCCAAGCATAGCGTGATCTTCCGCAACGGCGCCCACCTTCAGCTGGTATCAAGTGATCAGCCGGAATCCGTGGCAGGTAGAAATGCCGTGCACGCCTTCGTGGAGGAGATGAAGCACAACAGCGGAGAGAAGCTGAAGACCCGACTCTTCCCATCTTTGCGTGGAGGTCCAGCCAATGTGCGATGTTCTGCTTACTATGAAGGTGTTACCGGTGTGAGTGATACCGCCCGTGTTGACCTCGGAGAAGATGACTGGTTCGAGGAGTACGAGAAGAAGGTGAACCCGAAGCTTATCGAGGAAATCGCCACCGTTTCCCTGGAACTTAACAAGAGTCTCTACCGGCTTTTCATTCTCAGGCAGCAGGAGAGAGACTCCAAGGATCCGGTTCTTCTGGAGAAGATGCGACTGGAGACAGTCAGGCTCAATTCCTTCGTGGAGCGATGGAAGCCGCGCCTTGCCGACATGAGACGCAACGCCATCTTCTACATCCGTGCATCCTCCTTCTGCAACAAGGATATCCTGGGCCCTAAGTTCTTCAAGACGCAGCTCGATACCCTTGATACCGATGAGTTCCTCACTGCCATCTGTGCCATCCGCCACAAGGAAGTGACCAACAAGTTCTTCATCAACTACGACCACGTAAGGCATCAGTTCAAGGACAGTTACAAGTACGACTCCATCCTTCGCCTGAATCTGAAGGATAGATTCATCCTCTCTGCCGAGTATCTACTTCACTACGATACTCAGGAACCGCTCTACATGGGTTACGACCCCGGCAACTTCCAGTCGCTCATCGTAGCCCAGAAGAAGGACTATGGCAGGCGGCTCGATATCATCAAGGAGTTCTTTGCCTTCCTACCCAAGGATTACAACGACCTCGTGGCAGAGGTGCACCAGTTCTTCGGATCAGCAGCCGTCAACAAGACGATTTATCTCTACCCAGACCGTGCCGGCAACAAGCGCAGGGAGGAACGTGAACAGATAACCACCGACTCACTCAACCTGAAGGCTGCCCTGGAGTCATACGGTTTCATGGTGGTGCTTTACAACGAAGATGCCCCTACCATCTACCACTGGCAGCAGTTCAAGCTCTGCCAGATGCTTTTCGGAGAGCGCAGTCCGCTGCTTCCCGTGGTCCGCATTGATGAGAACGAGTGCAAGAACCTGTGCAGCGCCATCATGATCTCTCCTCTGAAGAAGACGGAGGGTAAGATAGAGCTCGACAAGAGTTCGGAGAAGAAGCAGCAGCTCAAGAACCAGGCAGGACTCACCACGCAGCTTCCTTCAGCCATGATTTACCTGCTCTATGGTCTCTATTCTGATGCCGTGAAGGCGGAATTAAGTACGTATCCTACCGATTTACCCGATAATTTCGAGATATAAACGGTGGATAATATCCCATTTCTGCGGCAATAAAATTACTGCAGGAATCAATAATTCAGGTAAAATGAAGGGGTGCAAAACGCAAGATGCTGATAATCAGCCCAAGCAGCCCTGGCAGAGAAAAATCCCAGAAAAACGTGTCACGGAATCGTGCACGCACCGCTGGGAAGGAGAAGAGAGGTGCAGGCCTTACGGTTCTCGGAAATATGACGGCAGCAGGGTGCAGCCGGTCTTTTGCAGGGCGATATTTTTTTGCTAACTTCGCATCGTTATGAGCAAAAAGAGCAAGAACATCATCATGGATGGCATCACGGCGCTGCAGTGGGCCAGAGAGATCAGTAAGCTGCCCGATGGGGAGTTTACCCTGGTCTTCTTTCCCTATTCCAGGCAGAGAGACGAGGCAAGCGCCAAGCTTCAGGTACGTCATCACTGCAAGTACCGCAACCAGTTGCCAAGGGAGCGCTTCGCCATCGATGGTGAGAACTACTTCCTCTATACCGACGAGGACGGGAATCCCAAGATGTGCTACCGCATTCTCATCAGGTACATGGGGTTCCCTCAGGACGGATTTAAATTACACAAAATAGATTGGCTATGAACGATTACGAAATAGATATGTATGGCAATGCCGGCATCTATCTTGCCGATGGCAATACCTTCACCTTCCAGCTGGGCGAGGGTGATCCTGCCTTGGGTGCAGAGCAGCTCTTCCAGTCACCACTCCTGGAGTCTCCGTTCGGTGGTACGCTCTGGATGCAGCAGCACCAGTATCTGGGCATACAGGGTTATCAGGTATTGATGCGCGGCTATAACAACCAGCAGTGTGAGGAAATAACCAAGGAGATCAAGGAGAACCGACTGCTTCCACGTCTCTACTCCAAGGAGATCAAGATGCTCTATGGTCATGGGCTTGCAGTATATAAGCAGGCTATCGAGGACGGCAAGCTGGTACGCAAGTACGAGGAGCAGCCGGAAGTGATGGAGTGGCTCGACTCCTGGAGTTCCCGAGGCATCCCATCGGTAGAGGAGTTCTGCAAGACCTGCATCAAGAACTACTATTACTTCGGCGACTTCTTCGTGAAGTGGCGCTTCACCCGAGGCAAGATGATAGGCGTGGGCAAGCCTGTGGCAGCACTGGAAGCCATGGAGAACCGCTACTGCCGACTGGCAACTACCCGTCACGATGTAGCTTCCGAGCTGGTTTCCTACAGCGATTTCCGCCAGGTAGTGGTAGGGCGATTCGCCTATGGCTTGTCAAGTTACTCGGTTTATCCGAAGTTCAGCTTCAGCGAGGTGGACAACTACAACTACGCTGCAATCTCCCATCACCGGGAGAAATCGGTGGATGAATACTACGGATCCAACGAGACCCATCAGGGAGCCAGACCTTCCATCCTGGGCAGCAACAAGACGGCAAGATACATCAACAGTTTTCTGAAAAACTCGCTTGCCGCAAAGGTGCACGTCATCATTCCGAATGCCTGGATCCAGAGCAAGCGCACCCAGATGACCAAGCTCTGCGAGGAGAACAAGCGGCGCAAGGCGAAGGGGCTGGAGCTGCTGAAGTACAACGGCATCGATATCGGTACCGACTTCAAGGAGTCGTGCATGGTACGCTACGTCCGCGACGAGGTGCGCAAGTTCAGCACCTATCTCTCCGGCGCCGACAATCAGGGCAAGGGATTCTCCTCCATCTCCTTCATGGATGCGCAGGGTCACGAGCAGGCGTGGAAGGTAGAGACCATCGACCTCAAGTATAAGGAGTACATCGATGCGCTCATCTCCTACGACAAGCGCACCGACCAGGCTCTTCTCTCTTCCGTGGGTCTCGATTCAGCCATATCTGCAGTAGATAAGGATGGAGTGATTTCGAAGAGCGGAAGCGATACCTATTATAATTATCTCATCTACATCATGTCGCTCACCTCCGAGGATGAGGTCTGTGCAGAACCGCTCAACTGGGCGCTGCGCCTGAACTTTCCGGAACTCTACAGGCAGGGCTGTCGTCTGGGCTTCTACCGCGAGGTTCCGCAGCGACAGGAAGATATCTCTCCGGATGACCGATTAAACCGCCAGCAGTCATGAACAAGAAATTTCAACTCAAAGACCTCTTCAGCAGCTACGCACAGTTCTGCAACAGTGCGCCAGGTGCTGATACCAGCGCCGACTTCGACAGCCTTCGGGGTTCTGCCGTTGCCGCACGCAAGCGTATTGTTGCCATTATTGGCAGCAATACGTTCTTCGATATTGTTGCCATCGGGGATGAAGACAGCTGCCTGAAGGACTTCCTCCGTGCAGCCATGGCAAACCTTACGCTTGCCACGCAGATCATCTTCGATGCCGTAAACCGCAGGAAGAACGAGGTGAATCTCTACAAGTACGAGCTTGAAGGCATGAAGCGCTCGTACATGGAGAATTACTTCAATGCGATGGATTCGCTGATTTCGGAGCTTACCGGGGATATCAGCGACGATGAAGCCGCCGAAATCCGCCTAGCCATGGAAGACTGGCGCAAGACCAACTACTGCAGGATGCTCAGCCAGCTGAAGGTAGATACAGCCGATGAATTCGATGAAATTTACCCTATCGACCTCTCGTATCTCTTCTTCTTCCGCTGCGTTCCCCTGCAGAAGGAGGTGCTCGATGAGAGCATAGGCGCCTATTTCGAGCGGCTGGAGAAGGGTGGGGAAGACCAGACCTTTGCCGAGTTCGGCCAGAAGGCGCTGCCTATACTGAAACGTGCCCTGGTGAAGAAGACCGTGGCGAAATCGCTCCGGCGCTTCGATATCCTGGAATTCCCCGCCACCATCCGCAACCTCTTCGAAGACAATACCGCCACCCGTTCGGGCAGCGATGAAGCGAGTCGGGCTCTCCTGCTGGCTACCCAGCTGGAAGGCGAGGCAGAAGACCTGCTCCACAATGTGGATATGCTGCTCGATGCCCAGGAAGGCAATGATTTCCTCTCCTTCTCGGCAGAGAACCGACCGGATGATAATATGTACTTAATGCCATAGCTTATGAAAAAATCGATATCCGTAAGAGCCAACGGGAAGGAATACGAAATCCCGAACTCATGGGAACTACTCACTTCTGAGCAGTTCCTGAAACTTGTAGAGCTGCTTTCGCTCATGGAGAATGGGCAGTATTCCCCAGGTGCCATCAAGCGTCTGTTCCTCTGCCACCTGATGAAGTGGGATCTGGGAAAGATAAAAAGAGACGAGAAGGCTCTCGAGAATTTCATGTCGATAGCCGACCAGCTTACCTTCATCTTCAAGGAGGCTGACGGCAAGATCGTGCTCGATCTCTGCTTCTGCCGCCAGCAGCTGCCTATCCTCTTCATCGACCAGAAGGCGTATTACGGCTACGAGATCAACACCGACTTCCAGTCGCTCACCTGCTCGCTCACAGCCCTGCAGTATATCGAGGCGCGCCAGCTTCTCGATATGGGCGAGGCGAGTCTGCCGCTGCTGGCAGCCGTGCTCTATTGCAAGGGTGAATATTCCTCGGAGAAGGCACAGAAGCTGGCACAGCAGTTCAGGAAGCTGCCTGCCAATACACTCATGGCGATAGCCTTGAACTTTACTGCAGTAAACAACTTCTTCTTCTCGAAGACGGAATTCTCGCTGCTCACCCAGTTCAAGGCGGAGCCGGGCAGCTGCAGCATCACTACCGATGCCACCGATGCGCTCTACGACCTCTCGAAGGACGGGCTGGGCAATGCTCACCAGGTAGAGCAGATGAATGTGCTCACCTACCTGCGCATCCTTCGCAAGAAGACCATCGACGGAGTGAAGAGCCTGAAGGCATACGGTATGGACGTGGCAAAGATAGCTACCGAGGTGGGGCTGCCCACCGATATCATCAACAAGATAGTATAACCAGGCAGGAAAACGCATTCCTGCGACAAAATTATAAGCTTATGTTATTGGATCTATTTACATATTTCGCCAAGTTTCCTGCTTCTGCAGGTGTTACCAAGGGTATTGCCACCAAGGGCGAGAGCCGCAGTATGGAAGAGTATGCCACCGTGCTCAGCATGCTGGGCAATATGCAGGAGAAGGAACTGGTTCCCGAGATAGAGAACTACGTATATGGTCAGTCGTTCGATGAGCTGAAGCAGCGCATCGACAAGCTTACCGGTTCCTTCCTCTTCGTGGATTACGGCGAGGTGGATATGCAGAGCGACGGCCGCAGAAGCTTCGAGTGTACCCAGCGCATAGCGGTGACGGTGGCCATGAAGCTGCCCAATACATCGGATATGCTCGAACGCATCATAGCCAACGACCGCACCCTCCAGATGCTCTCCAGGATCCACGCACGCATCATGGCAGATGCCGAGCGCGAGGAACTCTACTGGATGGACCGCGACAGCGTGGCCAACTGCGAAATCATTCCTTTCGTCTCTGCCGAGCTGCAGAGCTACGGGTGGACGCTGATGCTCTCAGCCACAGGCGCAGATATCCTGGACACCCACCGCATGAGCCGGAAGATGATGAAAGGATAGTCCTTTGCCGGCTGCAGGAAAAAGCGTATCTTTGCAACGTCTTACAACAAAAAGACCTTCGATATGAAACAATTAAAACGTAATATACCGATGATAGCAATCACATCACTCCCGATCACGATAGTGACGGAGGGGTTCCAGTATGTTTATCAGGACTGGGAGTTTGCCAAGTGGATAGCGGTGGCAATCACCATCGATACCATATTGGGTGTGTGGAAGCATTTCATTCACAAGGATGCATCGAGCGAATCGTTCTTCTTCCGGTTCACCCGCAAGATTGTGATATATATCTTCCTGATGATTCTCAGCAATTTTGCCAGCCATGCCACCGTCGGTGGCACTGTGGTAGGCCCGATGCAGTGGATTGGTACTTATCTCTGCGTGTTCATAATGGTGAGGGAGGTATTCTCCATCGTAGAGAACATCCAGGCGATATATCCCATACTGCCCAAGAACTTCGTGAAGCGTATGAAGGATTTCAACGACAGCGGAGAATATATCAGCGGCAAACCTATCAGGTTCTCTGACAAGGATGCCCAGGAAGAAGTTTGATTCGTTAAATGATTAATATATATAAGGTATGCCAAACAAAACTCAGATGGCCTTCGCACGGCAGGTATATGCTGCAGCCGTGGAGGCAAACACAGAAATAGATCCTGCATTCGTCACCGCCCAGGCAATGCTTGAGTCGGGGTGGGGCAAGAAGGTTATCGGTAAGGCCAACCTCTTCGGCATTACCAAGGGAAGCCAGTGGGATGGTCCTATCGTGATGGTGAAGACCCACGAGTATCTCAAGACTCCCAACCAGAAGTTCAAGGCTCCCGACCGCGTCATCTCCGTATGCAAGGCGAAGGGCAAGAACCTCTGGTATTACACCGTGGAACGTGCCTTCAAGGATTTCTCCTCTATAGGCGAGTGTCTGAAGGAGCATGAGCGGCTCTTCCAGAAGCCGGGCTATAAGGATGCATGGCCATTCCGCAAGGATGCCTACCAGTTTGCCCGCAAGATATGCGACGGGGTGGGGTGCAAGTATGCCACAGATCCGGCATACCTCACTACCATTACCTCGATCATCAAGACCGTGAAGTCTAAATGCAGATAAGGATAGTGTTATAGGTTTATTAGTTAATAGAAAAGTAGTCTTTTTTAATTTTTTGTTTAGTGTTTAGTTAGTTGTGAAGATGCAAGAAACTAGTTTTTCGAGTTTTCTTAAGGTTGTCGTGCTGGTGCTCATTCCTCTTGCGGCAGTGATGTTGCTCCGGGAGTGCCATAACTACAAGAAGTATTGCGAGCGCACCAGCAGAAGTCAGGATTTACTACTTCATAACGGTGAGGTGGAGATCGGGCAGACGCAGTCAGGTAAGCCGATGGCATCAGTTTCAGCCATATTGCTGGAGCCGTCCAGCCTGAAGCGTAACCCCGATTCTCTCCTTGCCGTTACCAAGAAGGAACTGAAGATCAAGAACAGCCGGATGGTGGCAGCAGCCAGGACCTCCTCTTCGTCCTCGGTCGATATTCATGCCGTCGTTACCTCCGACTCTACAGATACCACAGCGCAACGTTCTGATATACTCCTTTATATGCCCCCGCAGAGGATATCCTGGAGTGATCCGTGGGTGAGTCTGCGGGGGTCCCTGGAGGCCGACAGCTTCCATGCTCATATAGAGATCAGGGATACCCTGCAGATGATCATCCACAGGGTGCCGAAGAAGTTCCTCTTCTTCAGATACGGAACCAAGGCTGTGCGCATGGAGGTGGTGAGCCAGAATCCACATACCAGGCTCTCCTATCCCAAATTGCTTATTTTTGCCAAATAGATGATAGAATATTAAAATCTTTGAATGATTGAGTTAGTTAGGGGAAAGATATGCTATAATCAACTCATACGTTAAGTACGTGTAGATTTCTCTTTTACTAATGGTTAGAATGTATCACAGGCGTGTGTTAATAATTCGCTCCACCCGTTTCTTATCGGGTCCGTTCTGTACGGAATAGGAACGGGATTTCAAACAAATAATAAAAAGCATTCCTGCCCTGGTGCGTGAAGCATCGGGGCTTTTTCGTGCCTTTTCTGAAAATAATCAGCCAAATGTTTGATGGTTTCAAAGAAAAGTGCTATCTTTGCAGGCGGAATGAAGAAATAAACGATAGCTATTCGTAGGCAGGGCATGGCTTGCGCATGGCGACAGTTATAAGATGCACACTCTCACAGTGGCTCGTGCTGAAGGAATGCCCTCCGGATGCACGGGCCCTTTTTTATGATTATGAAACCAAAATACGATGAGGATGGTTGGCCAGAAGATCCGAACAGTTATCCGGATACATCAAGTCACGGGGAGAATCCCAAGAGAAGATAAGGCCAGCAGGATGACCGTAGTCGTTGCACTCACTATCACCGAGGCAATGATTGCGGTCATTGCCCGTTTTACGTGGCGGTTTCTTCTGTTAAGGCAGGCGCGGTTATGCTCTGTGGCTTTGAGAGTGCGCCTGATGGATGATATCACGAGATGGTGCAGGTACTCATCGTTTGCCTTTCCTTCATCCTGCAATCCCTTATTCATGGCCACATCTACCAGATCATCCCTCAGCATCATGGCGGCATCATCGCCCGATGCCATGAAGTCGTGTACCCACATTACCTTACAGAACAGGATGAGCAGTGCCGATCCGGTTCCTATCCATAAAGGGAGTGTGATGGCCATCAGCATCAGGGTCATCTTTTCCGTGGCAAGGAAAGCCGTGAGTGCCATGAACACCGTCATGATGAAACCCGCCAGCGTATAGTTGCGGTCGGTTGACTTGCGGTACTGCTCCAGGATGCTGCTGGCTCTCAGGTCTGCCCGTTCCAGCGCATATCTGGCAAGCTCCATGCTGGCAAAAGAGGCAGCCTTGTTACTTATTATCTTTTCCATACCTTATATATATTAATAGGTGAAACATTTCTTTTCTGCAAAGATACACTTTTTCCCGCTCATTTTCTATCTTTTCATGGATAGAAAGCTTAAACATAGTTAATACTACGATTTTTCGTACTATATATTTGGCTACTACGAAAAATAGTAGTATCTTTGCTGCGTCTAAAAAAAGCATAAGATTATGGAAATAACAATGAAGCAGGCTAAGGACAGCACAGTAAAGCAGCGCATACAGGATATCCAGATGATGGTATCATGGCGCGAGATAGCACACGCCTATTTCGGTAAATCGGCATCATGGCTTTATCATAAGCTCGATGGCATTGACGGAAATGGCGGTGTAGGCGGTTTCACCGAAGAGGAGAAGGTTATGCTCCGTGGAGCACTTTGCGATGTTTCCAATCGCTTGCGTGCGGCTGCGGACAGGATATAATGAGGCTGGGGTCATCGTTCCCCATAAGACAGAAGTCGCCATAGCCTTGTGGCGCATTGCAGTTAGCATAGCTAACATGTTCAATAACTCAACTCAGCCCCGGTGCAGCAATGCATCGGGGCCTTTTTTATGATTATGAAACCAACAGACGATGACGACTGGATTCCTCAGCGTGGAGGTGGAGACGACCGCTCAAATGGCGGAACCGTGATACATCCCCAGAACAGAGACTAGAAGCGAGATGGCGGTGATGATGGTGGCGATGATGACAGTACACCTGATCACCGTCATTGCTTTTTCTATATGGTCACAGCGGTCGGCAAGAATGCTCTTGTTGCGGTCGATGATATCCTGGTTATGGCGGATGGCATCGAGCAGGGTATTGATGGAGTATAGGGCATTCATCTCTTCCTGGTTGTACCCGTTCTTCAGGAGCCTGTCGATATTCTCCTCCTGTATCATATTCCTGGGTTCATTTCCCGTGTGCCGGAAGGGGTGTACCCACAGTACCTGATTTACCATGATGTATAGCGCAATAAAGATGCCTGACCATAGGACTACAGCAGTAGAGAGCTGCCATAAAGACGGGCTGGAGAATACGAATGCCGTGAGGGCGATGAACACCGTGAGTAGGAACCCTGTCATGGTGTAGGAACGGTCGGTGGACTTGCGGAGCTGCTCCAGCGTGCTGCTGGCCATTCTGTCTGAGCGTTCCAGGATGATGCGGGCGGTGTGCTCGTTCAGGTTCTTGCGAACCTTATTACTTATTATCTTTTCCATACCTTATATATATATTAATAGGTGAAACATTTCTTTTCTGCAAAGATACACTTTTCTGAAGAATAAATGGGGATTTTGCGCCCATTAATGTTAAAGTTTAGTTAATGTAGCAAAAAAGCTACCTAAATATTTGGTAGCTTGTAGCTTTTTTGCTACCTTTGCAGTGTCATTCAGACAAAGAGTTCTTTAATATATTTAATTTTATATGAAGTATAATCAATTGTACAACGAGTTGACGAAAGCGGGATGCTTTGTCACTCGACATGGCGCAGAACACGATGAGTGGTTCAGTCCTAAGACTCAGATGAAAATCAGAGTTCCAAGACATGGTAGCCATGAGGTTAGACCAGGGTTGCTTAGACGCATTAAAAAGACGTTGCTCGGACAATAAGTCCGGGCAACTGCCCTTAACCTTACAAGGGGTTGTCTTCTATAGAAAAATATGTTGGGGACTCTTTTTATTGAGAATTTAAAATTAAAAGAAATATGGCAAAAAACGTAGTGTTGATTTTGGAGTATGGTGATGGCGGATACTCTTGTTACAATGATGAGCCATTGGGTAATTATGGTGTCATCGATGGCGATGGGGCTACCGCTGAGGAGGCAAAGGATGATTTCATGAAAGCTCTTCAGGAATGCAGGGATGATGATCCCGGTAACAAGGACTTGCAAGACTTGACGTTTACATATAAGTACGACGTGCAAGCCTTCTTCAAGGAGTTTTCGTTCCTCAACGCCACGGAGATTGCCAGACGTGCAGGCATCAACCCATCGCTCATGCGCCAGTATGTAAGTGGAGTCAAGACTGCTGGAGAAAAAACGTATCAGCGACTCAACGCTTGCATGAGCAATATTAAAGCGGATTTACAAGCAACCGTATTCTAACGGTTGTACTTCATAAAAATTAAATGAACTCTTGAGCCCCTGGTGCGTGATGCATCGGGGGCTTTTTCGTTCCGATTGGTTCCGATTGATTCCGAATAATTCCCCAAACCACCCCGATTTTATGCTCTACAGCATGTTTTTATGTTAATTTTTCCCATCGTGAGAATTTTTCCCGCAAAATATTTGGCGGTTCCAAATATTCTTCTTACCTTTGCCACCGCTTAAAAGACGATAGTAAACTATCCGGCAGGGCGACCGTTTCGCCTATGGCTTCGTAGCCGCAGGCTTTTTTTATGCCCAAGAGTATCATTTTCCCGGCAACGGGAAAAAGGTGTACCGATATGGCGGCTGCATGAACCGTAAGAATTGATTAGTCCTCTCGGATAAGTCATCGTCTTTTAAGCAACGGGGAATGCAGCCGCCACCCTTTTCTATTATCAGAAACAAGTTGGCTGCTCATGCTTAAAAGGCGATGCTATATGCAGAGTTCTATTTTATTAAATGATGCGCAGGTGAGACCTGCAGGCATCAACGTGAACGAGGGCATCCATACCCTCAAGTGTGCAATCAAGCGTGAGGCTAAGCGTCTCATGGCTACCAAGAGCGAGACCTTCAGCTTCCTCTGCGAGGAGAAGGTTACGTATGGCGAGGTGGCGATGACCATGGTGGGCCTCCTGGGCTTCATGGCCTTGGCAGCAGTCGGTGGATTTATTTTCGGAGGGGAGGTGTAGCTATGGAGAAGAATAGTATAACGTCTCTAGTCCAGGAACGCCTGGCAGAATATAAGATATTCTATCCCGACACCACGCTTACAACGGTTGGCTCTTCCGACGGGAAATCCATCTCCGGCAAGGATGGCCTTGAGCTGAGCAAGATGGTATGCCACATGACGCATAGCGGACTGCTTGAGTTCTCTATATTCGGCGGTCAGATGTATATCTACAAGTCGAGGGAGTTTCTGAAGGTGGCAGATGGCTTCAAGAAGGGAGCCAGGGTGAGATTCCACGACCCCCGCACGCCCGCCGTATGCCACGAGAGCGTAATGATGGCAGACGGCATGCAATATAACTGCGGCATTCCCTTTATCTGGACAGAGGACAGCGAACTCGATTCCGGCAATAATAGCGACACCTTCGCAGTATATTGGCGCCCGGTAGAGGAGGGCGGGAAGTAGCCATACGGGGCTTGTAAGTTTGTCCTTTGTGCAAAGGCAGGAATTCCGTACCTTTGCACCCAGAGAATTATTAACGCAAACATTCATGGAACAAACAAGACAAGAGTATTTAATCAGATACTTGGAATATCTATGCAACGCCAACGCCACCTCACAGAAACTTGGCGCGAGCGTGAAGCACGTCACCCATTTCCTGGAGCATGCTGAGAGTATCAACCGCAAGGGATACCAACAGTATAGGCGAAGCTTCGCATCTGATATGGCTCTTACTCCAGGATCCTCCGACTGTGTACTCGACTTCCTGACTTTTCTGGGTGTCGGTTACAACAGAAAGAAGAGACAGGTGAAGGCGCTGGAAAAGAAATCTGTGGTTTCCGAGCGCAATAAGCATAAGCTCGATGCTTTTGCCAACTGGCTCTCCCAGGAGTTCGATCTCTCGCACAACACGCAGGCATGCTACGTCACGGGCATGAAGCTCTTCTATCAGTATGCAGATGACTTCAACACGGAGAACGTGAAACGTTATCTCAAGACGATGGAAGACCAGGGCAAGAAGGCGAATACCATTAATCTTCGCATATCGGGATTCGAGAAGTTTGCCGAATTCGCCAAGAAGCCCATATCGGTCAAACGGCGCAAGCACAAGCGATCGTTGTCTGTGGAGAACGTGCCGACGGAGAAGGAATACGAGGCGCTGCTGGCCTATCTGAAGACGAAACCGAACAAAGACTATTACTTCTTTGTGAGGATACTCGCCACCACAGGTGCCCGACTGCATGAGTTCATGAAATTCACGTGGGAGGACATCGTCCGTGGCGAAGTGGTGCTGAAAGGAAAGGGCAGCAAGTACCGCCGCTTCTTTTTCCAGAAGGAGCTGCAGCGCGAGGTGAAGGACTATGTCAGGGAGACTGGAAAGAAAGGCCTTATCTGCCTGAACCGGTTTGGACAGACGATGAACCAGCGTGGTTTTTCAGAAAATCTCAAAGACTGGGGCAGGCATGTGGGCATCGACAGCAAGAAGATGCATGCCCACGCCTTCCGCCACTTCTTTGCCAAGATGTACCTGAAGAAGAACAAGGACATCGTGCAGCTTGCCGACCTCCTCGGACACGGCAGCATAGATACTACAAGGATTTATTTACAGAAAAGTTATGATGAGCAGCAAAGAGACTTTAATCGAAACGTTACGTGGTAGCACGGCAGAGCTGAGAAAAAGTGCAGATGCCTTCAGCAAACTTGCCGTAACAGACACCGCTGGCTTCGATGCATTATTTGAATTTGTTCAGTGCATCGTGGAGGTGACAGACGCACAAGTAGCCATGCAGACCGCCCTGAATGATTATCTGGACAGAAAAATGCAATCCGGCTACAGGAAGGAATATCTCGAAGCCCAGAAGAGAAAGGAATCAGGAGGAGATGAAGGAGCCAAACTACCTCCCGAAGACATCCTCAAGCGTTGTACCTTCAAGGACAACGTGCTCTATCTTCCACAGGTACAGCTCAACAAGAAGAGCTATGCCACGGTGAAGCTGTGGGTGGAGGAAGCCGGGGGCAAGTGGAAAGGTGGAAAGGTGCAAGGATTCACCTTCGACTTCGATGCAACCCGTGTGGCTTCCGTCTTAATGCAAGGCAAGCGTTGTAACCTGCAGCAGGAGTTCCAATTCTTCGAGACTCCACCAGAGATTGCCGACTGGCTGGCATCTCTCGCAGATGACATACAGCCAGGCATGAGCGTATTGGAGCCTAGTGCGGGCAGGGGCGCCATCATCAAGGCGATACATCGCGTATGCCCTGAGGTGGTGGTGGACTACTACGAGCTGATGCCAGAGAACAGGCAGTTTCTCTCTACCATGGACAAAGTGAGACCGGTGGGTGAGGATTTCTACGAGGAGCAATCCAGCGTGCAGTATGACCGCATCATCGCCAATCCTCCCTTCTCGGGCAATCAGGACATCCGCCATGTCAAGCGAATGTACGCCTGGCTAAAGCCTGGTGGAACCGTGGCAGCCATCACCTCTACTCACTGGCAGATGGGGCAAGAGAAGATTTGTACCGATTTCCGCAAGTGGCTGCAGGAGGTAGGTGCGCACACCTACGAGATAGGCGAAGGAAAGTTCAAGGAAAGCGGGACAGGTGTGAATACAATAGCTATTGTAATAACTAAAAGTGAGTAATTTTGAAGTATAAAAATTTAAATATTAATAGGATTATGAAAGAACAGCAGACAAACAATATCGATACACAGGACGTAATGAATAATAAAAAGGAGAACGTCGGCACGCAGGATGAGCCGCTAACTACAGAGGAATTCCACACGCTGCTCGAAGCCAATATATTCGAACTCTCGAAGGCGAGAAAAGCCTACGCCACCGCGATTGCCGACCTTCAGCAGGCGTATGACGATGCCATGGATATCATACTGAAGAAGGAGCACCAGGCGAACGCAGAACTCCGCGAGGCCCGCGAAGAGCTCGAAAGAGCCAAGGAGGATTACGAACTGACCCTCAGACAGCTGAAGAAAGAGCGCAACGAGGCTGGGCGAATCCACAACGAGGGCAAGGCAGAAGCCAAGAACCACTGGGCTGAAGTCAACGAGAATATTCAGGCCAAACGCCACGACATCTTCGAGCGTTATAGAAATTCTGGTGGGGTACTCTCGCAAGGCACCGAAGGTCTCCTGCACCCAAGTTGGATCAAAGACGAGAAAGGAGGGGTGAGCGATGAAGAACAATGAGAAAGTTACAATCGCAACGAAAGTTGGCGAGGGAGCAGATGCTGTAATTCCCGATGATATCAAGCCGCTGGAATTCATACAGAAAGTTT